ATGTGAAGCATTTAAACAACAAGAACAATGAAACAAACAGCAGTAGAATGGTTAATTTCTGAATGGTTAAAATTAGATTCCGATTACTATATAGGAAATATCGGGAGAATTGAATATCGAGAAAAAAGAAATCAAAAACATAATGAAGCCAAAGAAATGGAAAATCAACAGATTGAAGATGCTTTTTACCAAACAGAATTAGATGAGTTTGGTGATGAAATAGAATTTAAACAATACTACAACGAAACATTTAAAAAACAATAAAATGAATAGCACAAACGATTTATGCAAAGAATTAGTTAAAGGAACAAAATACAGATTTCTTGATAAAAACAACATAAGTTGGAAGTGGGTAGATAGTGAATGGATTGGTAAACGCAGTGTATGGACTTATGACTTTAAAGCAGTATGGTTAGAAGAAACAACTTTAGAAAATATTAAAAGTTGGTGGTGCGGTAAAAAATCAAATTATAATGAAATATTTAAATAATAAACAATGAATTTAATTAAGATTACAGAATTAATAGAAAGATATGAACTAAACACAAGTTCAAGAAAACGTGAAAAGGTTTACATAAGAAGCGTGCTTTATCATTTTCTACGCAATAACAGAATGACACTTGATAGAATAGGTAAAATGTTTGGTAAAGGACACGCTACTATTTTACACGGTCTTGAATGTTACGATAGAAACAAAAACTATCCAGATTTCAAAGAATTAATTGAGTTAGTTGAGAACGAGTTAGAAGTTTCTTGCATTGATATACCAGACGAAGAAAAATTACAATTAACAGAAGCAGAATTAGATATATTAGAAGCTAATTCATTACAGGACTTTTGGCAGATTAAAAATAATTTGATAAAAAAGTTATCAATTAAATAAAAATGTTTATATTTGCATACGTTATTAACAATTTAAAACTAAGAAAATGAAAAAAGAAAAATTAGAAAAAGTATTAGAACTACATTTAAAGTGGTTAAAAACTGAAGATGGAGGAGTACGTGCGTACTTAAGCAATGCGAACTTAAGCAATGCGAACTTATTCAATGCGTACTTAAGCAATGCGAACTTAAGCAATGCGAACTTATTCAATGCGGACTTAAGCAATGCGGACTTAAGCAATGCGAACTTATTCAATGCGAACTTAAGCGGTGCGAACTTAATCAATGCGAACTTAAGCAATGCGGACTTAATCAATGCGGACTTAAGCAATGCGGACTTAAGATATGCGAACTTAAGCAATGCGAACTTAAGCGGTGCGAACTTATTCAATGCGAACTTAAGCAATGCGGACTTAATCAATTCGGTTAAAGTTCCAATGTATTGCAAATGGTCACACGGTATTACACAAGCAAATTTAATACACATTGGCTGCGAAAAAAGAACAATTGAAGAGTGGGATTTATTTTTTTCAAGTGATAAAGAATTATCTACTAAACGTGGCACACAAGAATTTAAACAAATACAAGCAGTATACGAAGCATACAAGGCTTATTTAACATTTTTAACTAAATAACAAAAACAATGAAAAATTTATTTAAAGCATTAGCAGAATTTCAACAAGAAGTTCCAGTAATTCACAAAGCAACTCAAGGTTATGGCTATACCTTTGCAGATTTGCCAAAAATCTTTAGCGTAATTAACCCACTATTAAAAAAGCACGGATTAGGATTTACGCAATTAATCGAAAACGAGAATTTAACTACTATTTTGTTTCACGTTGAAACTGGGGAAACAATTGAATCTAAAATGGCATTGCTTAAAGATGTTGCATTAAAAGGAATGAATGAGTTTCAAGTGTACGGAAGTCAATTAACTTACTTTAGACGTTACGCATTGAGTTCAATTTTAGGTATCGTTACAGACAAAGACACAGATGCTGGTGGAGAACAAGTAAAGAAAGTTAGAACAATCACAGATGAAAGATTTAATAAAGCAATTGATGCAATAGGTAAAGGACTTGCTAAGAAAGAAGATTTATTGCAGTTTGAATTAACAGAATCACAAAAATTAACATTTGCAACGCTATGAGTTTATTATTCAGATGTTCGCAGTTAGGCAATTTAATGACAGAATCTCGTACAAAAAGCGAGGTTTTGTCTGCCACTGCAAAGACGCTTATCGAAGATATGTTTAGAGAGAAAGAATTAGGTATCTACAAAGAATTTAGTTCACGATACACCGACAAAGGAAACCAAAATGAAGATATAGCAATTGAGTTGGCAAGTGAAGTATTAGATTGGAACTGGGTTTTAAAAAACGAAGAAAAGTTTAAGAATGATTATGTTGTAGGCACACCAGACTTAGTAAATGATACTTTATTAGCTGATATTAAATGCAGTTGGAGTGGTGCAACGTTCCCAATGTTTGACAAAGAACTTAAAAACAAGGCATACTATTGGCAGCTGCAAGGATATATGATGCTTACTGGACACAAACAAGCAGAATTAGTATATTGTCTTACAAACACACCATTTGACATTGTAGAAAGCGAAGTACGTAAAGAGCATTGGAAGTTAAATCTAATTGAAGAAGATTTATTGGTACGTGAAGCAGTGCAAAGTTTACACAATTTCGACCACATACCAAACAAACTACGTGTAAAACGATTTATAGTTGAATACAATGAAGCGGACATTGAAAAATTAAAGCAAAGAATTGAAGTTGCAAGAGAGTATTATCAAGAATTATTATTAATTTTAAACAAATAAAAACAAAGTAAAATGAGTTTAGAAAACGTAAAAGTAGGAGACTGGATTAAGGTACAAGTTACTGAAATAAAAGATTCAGATATGTTTCCAATTAAATGTGGAGACGATTTATCTTTCAAAAAAAATGGTAATTATATTCAAGGAGGTGAAGAAATAGCTTTTCCATTAAAAACACCTGAACGATGGATGATGGTTTCAAATGATGTAATAAATTGGGTTAAACGTAAAGTTTTTATGACAAAAAACGGATATTTTTTAGCTTGGTCTTGTGCTGAAAATGATAAAGAAGTTAATAATGCAACTGATGCAACTGGCTGGAAATACGCAAAAGAAATTGAAACAAAAATAGAGTTTAACTTAGAGTTAAGTTTAGAAGAAATTGCCGAAAAGTTCGGAGTAAATGTAGAACAAATAAAAATCAAAAAATGAGTACACTTATTAATGCGTCAATTGACGTGACAAAAATCGACAAAAGCAAGTTATACAATGGAAAGTATCTTAACTTGACAATTTCAATCAATGATTCAACCGACCAATACGGAAACAACGTAGGATTAACAGAATCGCAAACAAAAGAAGAACGTGATTTAAAGACTTCTAAGCGTTATTTAGGTAACGGCAAAGTAGTTTATACCAATGGAGATGTGAAAGTAGCAGAAAAGCAAGAAAAACCACTTCAAACTGCATCGCAGAAGTTCGCACAACAAGAAGAAAGTGATTTACCATTTTAATTAAAATTAAATCTGTAGGTTGCAAACACGAAAGGCACAAGGAAAATAATGAATTGCAATAAAGAACTAAATTGTGTACAGATTTTAAACTAAAAACTAAAAGATTATGAGATACGTATTATTATTTATTATTTATTTTATAGTATTTTCAATAATTTATAAAAAATTAACTCCTAAAGAAGATATTTGTATTATTTTAATGGAGATAGTGTCTATTCATTTATCTATTGCATTTATAGGATTAATAATATTTATATTTTATTATTTTTGGTAATGGAGCAGTACGTAATACTTTATTGGTTATCAAACGGAAAACCGGATAGAATGATAGTAAGTGCAGAAAGCAAAGCAGAAGCATTGAAAGAAGCGGATAAGCATCCAAGCATTATATACTATTGTGATACGATGGATAACTGGATTAAGTTTTGCGAAGATAGAAGAGGGAACTATAAATAAAAAAACTATGGAACTAACTATAAAAGGAGATAAAGAACAAATACTTTATTATCTACAAGCAGAAGATTATAAGATAGCTATTGCAGAATTTGACCAAAAGTTAAGAGCATTAATTAAATATGAATTAGTAGATGTTACTATTCATCAAGAAATTAGAGATTTATTACACGAAATTTTAAATGATTATAAATTAAAACTTTATGATTTATGAACACTAAACAACAAAAAGACTTAAACTTGACTTTAGCGTTAAGCGTACAAATGCAGTCAATGTTGCATACGTTGGATAAGCTATCACACGAACCAATATACAAACGTGAATTTAAACAACGATGTGAGAACTTTTACACGTGGCTTGAAAAGATTGTAGAACCAATGACTGAAACATTGCACGAAGATTCCGTACAAAAATGGGTAGACATTGTTAATGAATTGGATAAAATTGTTGATAAGATAAAGCTATTTGATGATGAAGTAGCGGAATAATTGTTATATTTGCAGTATCTGAAGTAACGGTCAATTACAAAAAGATTTTAGTTTAAGCCTTTGTTATAGGATGCCGTTTGACCGTGGCTACTTTAACAGGGCTTTTTTATTTAAAGGTTACTCGTTATCCTAAAACGTTTAAATTAATATGGCTAATATAAAATTAGTGTTTTGTGAAATTGATGACTCACAAAATGAAGTTAAAGAATTGCAAGTTTACATTAATCAATTTGATAAGTTAATTCTATTTATTGATGATTCTGCAAATAATTCAAAAGGTTGGGATAATTCTCAATTTATTGCTTTAGACAAAGAAACTGCTATCAAGTTCTCAAAAGAGTTACGTAAACAAATTTCTTTAATAGATTAAGTAATGGCAATATTTAGAAAAATACACACTCAATTATGGAGCGACCCATTCTTTAGTGAATTGGATTCTGAAAAAAAACTATTCTATATTTACTTATTAACGAATGAAAAGACTAAACAATGTGGTATTTATGAAATATCTAAAAAGCATATTTGTTTTGATTTAAATTTAAGTTTAGATAAGGTAAATAAGTTACTAAATTTTTTCATTTCTAAGGGTAAAATTCAGTTTTCAGACACTACAAACGAACTTGCAATGCGTAATTGGAAGAAATACAACTACTCTACTTCTCCAAAAGTTGTAAAGTGCATAGAATCAGAGCTTAAACTTGTAAAGAATAGAGTATTGATAGAGTATATATACAGTATAGATACACTATCGCAAGAAGAAGAAGAAAAAGAAGAAGAAAAAGAAGAAGAAGTTTTAACGATTGAGAATCGTAAATTAAAATTTATTGAATCATTAAAGCCATTTACAGAAACTTATTCAAAAGATATGTTAAATTTGTTTTATTTGTATTGGACAGAACACGGAGATAATGATTTAAAGATGCGTTTTGAAAAAGAAAAAACATTTGGACTTAAACAACGTTTAGAAAGATGGAATAAAAACAACTTTAATAAACAACAAGAACCAGTTGAAGATAAATATATGAATCACGTAATGAAACAAATAAACTTAAACAAATGATTTTAAACAACGGACATAGCACTCAATACTTAAACGACTATTTAGATGGTAAGATACCAACTGGTTTGAAATTAGGTTGTGACTTAGACGACTTCTTTGTTCATAAGCAAGGGCAACTTAACATACTTTTAGGACACGACAACGTAGGTAAGACATATTTTTTAGAATGGTATTTTTTAGCACTTGCGACAAATCACAATTTAAAGTTCTGTTTGTTTATGGATGAAAACTATCAAGGTAAAGTTATGCGTGACTTAATACAGATGTATGCTGGTAAAAAGTTTATGGATTTAACATACAACGAAGTTAGAAGATACGAAACAATTTTAGAAGACTCATTTAAGTTTGTAGATAATACCAAACGATACACTCCAGACGAATTATTAAACATCTTTGATAAAGCAGAATGTGATGTACATTTAATTGACCCGTTTAATGGTTTAAAAACTCCGATGAGTTATAGCTCAAATTATGATGTATTAAACGATTTAAAGCACTTTACAAAGAATGGTAAAACAATATACATTAATGCTCATCCAAGTTCAGCAAGTGGAAGACGCTCGGCAGTATATCCTGAAAAGCACGGATGGTCTGGTCACGTTATGCCACCATTAAAGTCAGACATTGAGGGTGGTAAAGCATTCGCAAATAAAGCAGATGATTTTTTAGTTGTTCACAGATTAACACAACACCCAGATTTATGGAATCACACAATGGTAGAAGTAGTAAAGATTAAAGATACAGATACTGGTGGAAAACCAACGCTATTAAACGAGCCAATGATGATGGACTACAATTTCGGTTTAGGTTTTAAAGTTAGAGGTAAAGATGTTATAAAAAGATTAACTTTGCCAAGTACAAAAGCAATAGCACCGAATAATTCATTTGATAATTTACCATTTTAAATAATAAGATATGAAACAAGAACATAAATTTCCTTATAACTGGACTTTAAAAGATGCAGTTTTTACAAAAGATAAAGGTAAAGTATTTAGTTGCTTTGCTTGTGGTGGTGGCTCAACAATGGGCTATAAACTTGCAGGATTTGACGTGTTGGGCTGTAACGAGATAGACCCTAAAATGATTGAAGCATACAAAACTAATCACAACCCAAAATATGCGTACCTTGAACCTATACAAACGTTTAAAAATCGTACTGATTTACCTAAAGAATTATATGAATTGGATATTCTTGACGGTTCTCCTCCCTGTTCATCTTTTTCAATGGCTGGTAATAGAGATAAAGACTGGGGTAAAGAAAAGAAATTTAGAGAGGGACAAGCTGAACAAGTTTTAGATACTTTGTTTTTTGATTTTATTGACCTTGCAAAAGAGTTGCAACCTAAAGTTGTAGTAGCTGAAAATGTAAAAGGGCTTTTAATGGGTAACGCTAAAGATTATGTAATTGAAATTTACAAATCATTTGATGAAGCTGGATATTATTGTCAACACTTTTTACTTGACGCCTCAAAAATGGGTGTTCCACAAAGACGTGAACGTGTATTTTTTATAGCTTTACGTAAAGATTTGGCTACACCATTTTTATATCAAAAAGATATGTTTACGGAAGTGCCAAAATTGGAATTGGAATTTAATGAAAAGGAAATACCAATTAAAGATTTTGCAAAAGGTATTCCAAAAAAGCAAACACAAAATTATTCAATTGAAAGGTTTGGCGATGTTATGCTAGATTCAAATAGAGCTAGTAATACCATAGCAACGGATATAAATAGGTATTGGCTTGATGAAAATACATTAATTGATAAAAATACAGTTCATTTAATAGGAAGTTATCCTTTAGATTATAATCATTTATCACATTCAAACCCTCAATATTTAATTGGTATGTCAGTCCCCCCTGTAATGACCGCACAAGTAGCAAGTAATATTTACGAACAATGGTTAAGTAAATTATGAAACAGATAGCAATCATAGAAGCATCAATCACTTTTGAATCGTTAACGCAGTCTTTACAGATTTCAATAGACGACATCAAAAAAAAGAATGCACATAGAACAGATTTAATTGAATCAATGCAAAAGCACTTTGATTTTCTGCAAGACGCACGAACTACTTTTAATATTTTAGTAGACGAAAACAAACAATACCAAACATTACTATACGCAGAACATAAAAAAGTAATGGAGTTGACAAGAGAAGTAGAGCAGTTGAAAAAGATAAATAATAATTTAATTAGTGGAATATGAAAACTTGTACAAAATGTAAAGTTGAAAAAGAGTTAATATGTTTTGGAAAGCATAAATCTCAAAAAGATGGACTTAATTATATATGCAAAGATTGTGTTAATAATATATATATAGAAAATAAAATTAAAATAGATGAGAGAAATAAAACATATTATTTAAAAAATAAAAACAAAGTATCTGAAAAAAATAAGATATATAGAGAAAGTAATAAAACAAAAATAAAAATTTATTATCAAGAAAATAAAAAAATATTAAGTGAAAAAAACAAGAAATATTATCAAGAAAATAAAAATAAAATTCATTTAAAAAGATATTATAACATAAATAAAAATCCATTAAATAAATTGAAATATAGTATTAGATGTATTGTATCAAAATCTTTTAAACGTGGTAAAAATAATTTTAATAAAAAATATAATTCACAATTTATATTAGGATGTTCAATAGAAGAATTTACAATTTATATTCAATCAAAATTTATAAAAGGTATGACTTTAGAAAATTATGGAGAATGGCATCTTGACCACATTGTACCACTTGCAACTGCAAAAACAGAAGAAGATGTAATAAAATTAAATCACTATACAAACTTTCAACCATTATGGGCAAAAGATAATTTAAGTAAATCAGATAAAATAATAGAAAAGCAATTAGTATTATTATGAAGAATGATTTTGAAAAGAAGTGCAAAGAATGTGACAATGTTTTTACACCTTACCGAACATTTGACAAGCTATGTTATGTTTGCACCAAGACAAAGCAAGCGTTAAAAAATCTTGAAGCAATTAAAAAGACTACAAAGAAAAAACAACGTGAGGACTTGATGACATTACAAGACTGGTTTAAGATAGCTCAACAACACTTCAATAGATATATTAACTTAAGAGATAAGGGAAATGTATGTATATCTTGCCAAAAAAGAATAAACGGAGTAACACACGCATCGCATTACTATTCTGCTGGTACGCATACAAACGTAAGATTTGACGAAAACAACGTTCACTCAAGTTGCTACAAGTGTAATGTACAATTGTCTGGAAATCTAATCGAATACGGAATACATTTAGAAAATAAGATAGGAGCAGATGAATTTACTATGTTAAGAGAAAGAGCATACGTTACAAGAAAGTACACAAAAGACGAATTGAAACAACTTGCAGAATATTATAAAAGAAAATGCAAAGAATTTATACCATAATTGATATAACTTATTAACAAATTAAGCATTTTGCATTGGATAAGGTATAACTTTTTAACAAAATATTGGATCTATAATAAAAAATATTATAATTGCAAACAAAAACGAATGAAGTTATTACACGAAGTATCAAAACATCACAAGGAATGGGTAACTTTAGTTCGTTCTTTTGGTGAAGATTTCTACACAGAAGATATAGTTCAAGAAATGTATTTAAGAATACATAAATACACAACATATGAAAAGATAGTTAAAGATGGAGTTTTGAATAAAGGCTTCATCTATTTTGTTTTAAGAAATCTATTTTTAAATTATGTGCAACTTAAATCACGTTTTGAGGTTATAAGATTAGATGATAACTTTGATATTTCGCACGATTCATACGCTGAATTTGAAAACAGAATAGAAGATGAAATAGCATCTTGGCATTATTACGATGAGATACTATTTAATTTATATATTGATTCAGGTATGAGCATACGTAAATTAGCAAAAGAAACAAAGATAAGTGAAAAAAGTATATTCGTTACTTTAAAAAAGTGTAAAGATAAATTAAGAAAATATGACAACAAGTAAAAAAACAAGAACACGTAAACCAAAATCACAAGGATTAGGTGATAGTGTAGAGAAAGTATTAGAAGCTACAGGAATTGCTGCAGTAGCAAAATTCATTATGGGTGAAGATTGTGGATGTGAAGAAAGAAAACAAAAGTTAAATCATTTGTTCCCATATATTAAACCTGAATGCTTAACAGAAGATGAATACAACTATCTTACAGAATGGTTTGCAGTAAATAGAAATAGTGTTAAACCTTCAGAGCAAAGAGAACTATTAAAAATTTACAATAGAACGTTTAAACAAAATCAAGAACCTACTTCTTGTTCAACTTGTTTAGCTGATATTATAAATAAGTTAAAAAAGATACACGAAAACTACAAAGATTAATGAAGGTAGAACTACAAAGGCATCTATTAGAATCTGAAACAGGTCACGATTACTATGAGATCACATTCAGATATAATGCACCTAACTTTCTTACTAAAGATGAGTACAAAGAAATAGATGAGGTAGTAGAAGAAATGCTTTATAACTTTATGGTAAATAAACAAGAAGATTAATTAATTAAAACAAAATTAATTGTGGATAAAAGAGTAAATAATGGTGGGCATTCTACAAAAGGATTTGCAGGGCGTAAACCAAAAGATGAAGAGAATAAAATACGTGACTTGATGAAGCCATATTCACTTGATGCAGTTCAATGTTTAGCAAATATAGTTGTTAATGTTAAATCAAAGGATGCAGATAGGATTAGTGCAAGTAAATTAATTCTTGCATACACGTATGGTAATCCAAAAGATACTATTGAGCAAACAACAAATATCAATACTGAAGATATAAAAGAACTATTCAAAATTGATACACTTAAATAAGAAGTATAATTATCTTGGTAGTGATTCACGTTACTTCATTGTAACAGGTGGGCGTGGTAGTTCTAAATCATTTAGCGTTACCACGTTTTTACTTTTATTAACACGTGAAGCAAACCACGTTATATTGTTTACACGTTACACTTTAGTATCTGCATCTATTTCTATTATTCCTGAATTTATAGAAAAGATAGAACTAATGAATATGCATAATGATTTCATTGTAACAAAAGATGAGATTATAAACATACGCACCGGATCAAAGATTATATTTAAAGGAATTAAAACAAGTTCAGGTACACAAACTGCTAATTTAAAATCATTGCAAGGTGTTACAACGTGGGTATTAGATGAAGCAGAAGAATTAACAGATGAAGATACATTTGATAAAATTGATTTATCTATACGACACAAGACAAAGCAGAATAGAGTAATATTAATTCTTAATCCTACAACAAAAGAACACTTCATTTATAATAAGTTCTTTGAATCAAAAGGAATTGAAGCAGGTGAAACATTAGTTAATGGTGATTGCACATACATACATACAACGTATTTAGATAACATAGATAATTTATCACCTTCATTTATTGATCAAGTAGAAGAGATAAAAAAACGTAGACCTGAAAAATATAATCATACAATTCTTGGCGGTTGGTTAAACAAAGCAGAGGGTGTTATATTTAATAATTGGAGCATTGGAGAATTTAAAACTGAAGGCATATCAGTATATGGTCAAGATTATGGATTTAGTGCAGATCCTACTACATTAGTAGAAACAAACATAGATGTAAAGAACAAGAAAATTTACCTTCGTTTGCATTACTACAAGCAAGGATTAACTACATCACAGATAGCACAATTAAACTTGCAATTTGCAAAGGATAAATTAATAGTATCTGATTCTGCAGAACCACGTTTAATATCAGAGTTAAAGCATTTAGGGTGTAATGTAGTACCTGCAATTAAAGGCCCTGATTCAGTTGTATATGGTATTAGCTTACTTCAAGATTATGATTTAATAGTAGATCCTGATTCTATTGATTTGCATAAAGAGTTAAATAACTATTCTTGGCTTGAAAAGAAATCTAAAACACCAATAGATAAATTTAACCACGCAATAGATGCTATTAGATATGCAGTATCTTATCAATTAGTTAATCCTAACAAAGGGAAATATAACATACGATGATAGAAGTAAACATACAGGAATACAAACGTGTTATAGAAGATTTTATTTACTTAAAGAAAGGAATCAGAATACAATTAATATTTGATGATGCTATGAATATGCGTAGACATTTTCAAATGTTATGTATGGCATACGATTATATACAACAAAACAAACATAAATAGGTTATAATAATATGAAGGCTACAATTAAAGTACCGAGTACATTAGAAGAGATTACATTAAAACAATACAAAGCGTTTATCAAAGCACAAGAAGGTAGCAATGATGATGAATTTGTAGCTTTAAAAATGGTATCTATCTTTTGTAATATTGAAATGAATGAAGTAAACAAGATTTCATATTCATCTATAATTGAAATAGTGCAGCATTTAAATTCATTGTTTAATGTTAAGCACGAATTAGTCAGAAGATTTAAATTAGGTGGTGTAGAATTTGGATTCATTCCTGATTTAGAAAATATATCTATGGGTGAATATGTAGATTTAGAATCTAATCTAACTTCATTTGATACGATGAACAAAGCTATGGCAGTAATGTATAGGCCAATAGTAAAGGAGCATAAAAAAATGTATCAGATTGAAGAATATGAATCAAGTGCAAATTATGCTGAAGTTATGGAATTTGCACCAATATCAATTGTGTTAGCATCACAGGTTTTTTTTTGGAATTTAGGAAAAGAATTACTTCAAGCTACAATGGACTATTTGGAGAAAACGATGAGCAAGAAGGAAAAAGCGATTTTAGCGAAACAACTCAATTTGGAGCAAGGTGGGGATGGTATAGCTCAATATATGCACTCGCTAAAGGAGATGTTACAAGATTCGATGCAGTTACCAAAGAGCCACTTACAAAGTGCTTAACGCTTCTTACATTTGAAAAGGAGAAACAAGAAATAGAACAAAGGAAAATAGATAAAATAATGAAACGATGAAAGGCTTTTATAACTTAATAGATAATATCAAGGCAGAACTTGAAACAATACCATTTGTTAACACGATAACACAAGGTGATATTTACGAAGTGGATTTAGCTAAACAAACTATTTTCCCTTTATCACATATCATTGTAAACAATGTGAATCTTGAAGGTAAGATAATGAGATTTAACATATCTATTTTAGCAATGGATATTGTAGATATTAATAAGGAAGATGCACCAAATGTTTATGTAGGTAATGATAATGTTCAAGATGTATTGAATCAGCAGTTAATTGTTTGTCAAAGAGTATTTGAATCTGCAAAACGTGGTGATCTATATGATGATCTTTATCAAACTGATGGTACTGCATCTTGTGAACCATTTACAGAAAGGTTTGAAAACTTTTTAGCAGGTTGGACTATGACTTTTGATGTATTAGTGCCTAATGAAATGACAATATGCGATTAAATATAGAACAAACGCAAAAAATATTAGATAGATTTAGATTGCACGTAGTTAAGGAAGCAAGAAAGAACTTAACTAATAAGCAAAAGAACGCATCTAAAGGACTTTATAATTCAATCTATGGTGAAGTTAAGGCTATGCCTAATTCAATCTTTGTAGAATTTGGAATGAATCAGTACGGAGCATTCCAAGATAAAGGTGTTTCAGGTAAACAAAAGAAATATGATACACCATTTAGTTTTAAAAGCAAAAGGCCACCAAGCAAACCATTTGAAAAGTGGGCAAAAGAAAAAGGAATAACACCACGTGGTAAAGATGGTAGATTTATAAGCTATAAAAGTTTAGGTTATTTGATTGCAAGATCAGTATTTAATAAAGGAATTAAACCAAGTTTATTTTTCACTAAACCATTTGAAGCAGCATTTAATAATTTACCTGAAGAAACTATACAAGCATTTGCATTAGATGTAGAAGAAGTAATGAATAAAACAATTTTAAATAAATAAGATGGAAAATATTTTCGCACGTTCACCATACATTATAGAGATTAATGAAACAGGGCAAACTTCAAGTAAGATTCAATTGTTTATATGGAATGGTACAGGATCAGCACCAAGTACACCAACATACACTTTAAGTAAAAATGTACCAAGCACTACAAACTTGAAAACATCATACGATATTTCACCATTTATTAGAGAGTATATTAATTTTGATGAACAAGTAAATTATACAAACTTTATTGAGTTAACAAATACAAACCAATGGTGTAATGTACGTGTTAAACGATACAAGAATAGTTCAACATTATTAGATACTACAGATTATATTGCATACGATGGTTACGGATATTATCAGCAGGGTTCTAATCCTAATAATGGTGATGCAAGTTTATTATCAGGTACATATTACTATTGGAATAGTGGTGATGCATTAACTGCTATTGATATGATCAGAATAAACTTAAAAGCAGGAACGCAGATTGAATGGTATAGTGATCTAACTACTAACAATGATACAATAGCTACAGATGGTGTTTATAATATTCCTTCTATTGAAAATTTAGTAGGTGAAGTTGTATATCTATCTATTGCACAACCTACACCAATAAAGAATTGGAATTATAAATTTATTCCTATTGATGAATGTAAGTACGATGTGATACCTGTAGAGTTTGTAAATAAACAAGGTGCTTGGCAAAAGATATGGTTTTTTAAAGCATCTACAAATACTATTGAAACTTCAGGAGCAGAATATAATTTACTTAATGAATCTTTAGATTATGATGTTCTATTAGGTTCACGAAAAGTATTTAATGTGAATGGAATGGAAAGTATTAAAGTTAATTCAGGATGGGTAAATGATGATTATGCAGAAACAATGCAGCAACTATTATTAAGTGAAAGAATTTTAGTAGATAGTAAACCTGCAAAATTAAAAACAAAAGGTATTGAAAAGCAAAAGCAAATTAATACTAAAATGATTAATTATCAAGTAGAATTTGAATACGCATACGATATTATTAATAACGTTAAGT